AGATCGACGATTTGACGAAGAAGGATCGACCCTTCTTCGGCATGGTCAAGCGCGAGGAAGACCTAGGCGGCGACCAATACATCCATCCGTTTATTTTCCAGAACCCGCAAGGCTTCGGCGCAACGCTCGCGAAAGCGCAGCAAGGCGCGCAGCAAGGGAGCGGCAATGGGAATATCCAGGGCCGCAAGTGGAAGGTCGCCTATGGGGACTACTCCGCGAGTGTCGAGATCGGCGACAAGGTAATCAAGGCTTCCCGCTCGAACGTGGGCGCGTTTCTCCGCGACCAGGAAACGGAAATCAACGGCCTGTACAACGGGTTTGGCGATACGTTCTCCACGTATCTCTACTCGAACGGCGGGCAAGCCCTCGGCTCCGGCACGATCGCGGCGGGCGTGATTACGCTGGCCAACTCGGACGACGTCGTCAATTTCGAAGTCGGGCAAATCCTCGTCCCGTCCTTGAATGATGGATCGGACCCCGCGCATATTTTGATCGCGGGCGCGGGCCTCGGGTTCGTGATTGCGGTTAACCGCAACGCGGGCACGGTCACGGTCTCGGCCACCTCGGGCGGTGTAGCGGCGACTCCGGCGGCATGGGCCGGAACGATGTTTTTCTTCCGTGACGGCGATTTCGGCGGAGCGGGCGCAACTCGTATCTTGCTCGGGCTCGGCGCATGGATCCCGGCCTCGGACCCCTCGGCCGTGTCGTTCGAGAACATCGTTCGTACGACCGACGTTGCTCGCATGTCGGGGATTCGCCTGACCGCGGGCGAGATTTCAGGCCTCACGCTGGAACAACGGCTCAAGCGCCTCGTGACGCGCATGCGCGGGCGTAACTTTGGCCCGGGCCCGGACGCCGTTTTCCTGAACCCGGAGAAATGGCAAAACGTCGCGGACACGCTCGAATCGCGCGGGTATCGCGAGATCGGGAATGACGCGGTTTTCGGCTATGAAAACTTGTCGTTCAAGGCGGGCGGTAAAACGGTCAAGCTGTACGCCGATCCATTCTGCCCGGTTAACAAGGCGTTCGCGCTGAAAATGGACACGGTCAAGCTCGGCGGCTTGTCCAAAATTCCCGAGGTGGTCAATGGTGACGGCCTCGAAATGCTGCGCAAGGTCGCGAGCAACGATTACGAATATCGCTTGGTTGCATACCCGGCGTTCGTGGTCGCGGCTCCCGGTTTCTGCGGAACCGTTTCGACGGTCTAAGGAGCGCACGCCATGAGCACTATTGCGGGCGACGTTGTCCATTACGATCTCAAATCGGGTAAGCGCGATCGCTTGTTTTTGCAAGCGCGCGCGACCGTAGCGGCCGCGGGTGCCATTACTCAGCCGCTCGCGTGGCAAGACGATCCGGGGATCACGATCGTTCGTGGCGCGACCGCTGGCCTTTATCTCGTGACGTTCCCGAAGGCGGCCGATGCTGTCGGATCGGCGGACGTGCAAGTCGTGTCCCCCGCGGGCACGGTCAAAAACGGATATTGGGCAGCGTTCGATCCCGTGGCGGGGACTGGATCGATCCAGGTCACGGACGCGACGGGAACGGCGGCAGATCCAGCCGTCGGAAATTGGTTCGTCCTCACTCTGATTTTGAGCATGCGGAAGGATTTCTAGCCGTGGCCGAGGCGGCGAAAAAACCGGTAGACCTGGCGATCATCATGGGCGCGCCTAAAGGCAAAAAGCCGGAGGGTGGGCCCATGGCGGGCGACGAGGGAGAAAGCGACGAGGCGCCCGCGTCCGGGCCCGGCAAGTCGGACGAGGGCGACGATCTCCCCGCGGGTTTCGAGGAGGCTTTTAGCGAAGCTTTCCCGGAAGCCTCGGGCGACACGGAACGGATGCAAGCGCTCAAGCGCCTCATTCATCTTTGCAGCGATAGCTACTAACCCCGAGGAGTAACGCAACGTGGCCCGTACCCGGACCTTGGCTCTCATGCGCGAGGACTTGCGCTGGCAAGCTGATCAGCTTGGGGCCACGTTGCGCCACGACAACCCGTCACTCACGCGGGTTATTAACCAGTCTATCCAGCGGTGGCGCGAATGGGTGAGCGAACAGGGTTCGCCCCTGTACCTAACTCCCCATAGCGGCGTGCTAGTCGTGGGCCCGACCGCGCCCTATGCATTCGGGGCGATCGATTTCTCGGCATGGGTCCCGACCCCTGTTCATATCTATCTGATGGAGGTGACGGTTAACGGCCAAATTCTGGACGTGCCCCAAATCCCCTTCGAGCAGCGCAACCAATACCAGGGCATTTTTGGCCCGACTCCCACGGGCTCGACGCAATCGATCCCGGTCGGGTTCATTCGCTACGCCAATACGCTTGGCATCGTCCCGCCGCCGCAATCGGCCTACCCGTTCACGGTTTGGTATATGGGCCTCGGGACGGATCTCGTGGCGGACGTGGACGCATTCGACGGGATCGCCGGATGGGAGGAATGGGTAATCTGGGATTGCCTGATCAAGATCTTAGTGCGCGACCACGACGCGGGTGCGTACGCGGTAGCGACTGCCGAGCGCGACCGATTGCAATCGGACTTTTTGCAGCGCTTGCGGCAGGACAAGCCGAGCGTGTCGAAACGCTATGACCTTCGAGGCATGCGCAACCGGAGAACGATGCTGTGACGTTCAAGCGCGTAAACAATTTCACGACGGACAAGCTTTTGCAGCTCGGGCGCGAGCTCCCGCAATTGGAAGAAAACGTAGCGGCTGAGTTCGTGCTCCTCCGCGGCGAAACGATTGCGCGCCCGCGGGTCGAGACGTTCATTGCTACGCCTACCCGGCGGGTTATCGCCATCCTTCCCGACCAGCAACTATCTGTCGACACCAGCAACTCGGAAGCGACCGTGGTTTTCCCCGCGCCCGAGCCGCGCCTATTCGGGCGGATCTTTTTCCTAATCAAGCGCTCGGGCCTCGGCAACCTCGTTACCCAGTGTCAGGACCCCGCGACGAAATGCAATGACGCCGCGTTCCCGGTGTTCATGTCGGCCGGCGCGGTCGTGTTTTTGTGTGACGCCTCGGGGTACTACCGCCGATGACTGAGCTCCTGCCGATCATTTTCACGCGCGGGCAAAACGAGAGTATCGATCCGCGCGTCGCCCCGCCGGACGTGCACGCGATCGCGCGTAACGTCCGCTGGCGCAAGGATGGGCGGCCGGCGAAACGCTATGGCGTGGCGGCAGTCACGACTTCGGGGCTAGCCGCGAACGGGTACAACGCGCAGCCGGTGAACGCGCTTACGCAATGGGGTTCAACTCCCGTTGTCGCGATCGGTTCGACCGTGCGGCAGCTCGGCCCCCTCGGCTGGAATGCGCAAGTGATGGCGGACGCGGGCGACATTTCGCATTTTGCGCCGCTCGTCCGTGACGTGGTTACGCGCGACGAGCAGACCACGATCAACAATGTCACGAGCGGGTTTTGCAAGGGGCTCGTCTTGCACGCTTGGGACAACGGGAGCGCGACGTTCTACGCGGTAAAGAATCGGGAGGGGACGACCGTTGTCGCGCCTAAGGTTTTGGGCCTCGGCTCGGGCACCTATCCGCGCTGTATCTCGACCGACAATTTTATTTATATCGCGGTCCGAAACGGCGCGGCGATCGACCTTTACACATTCGACCCGCTCTCACTCCTGGTCACGGGCCCGATCCCGGCGGGGGCGCTCGGCTCCTCCGCGAGCTTTTTCGATGCTGTCGGGCGCGGCTCGGACTTTGTGATCGCGTCGCAATCGGCGGCGGCGACCCTGACCGTTAGCCTATTCAGTGCGATCGCTTCGCCTGCTCTGCTGAGTACTCAGTCCGCGGGCATCGTCGGATCGCCATGCCGGATCGGAGTGACGAGCGCGGCGGGCGCGGCCGTGTTCGTCGGAGTCGTGGAACCGGCGGGGGCCGTCAAGTTTGCCGCGTATAATACGGGCGTTACCGCCTTGCTCGGCGGCGGACTAATCGAAACGGACGCGAACAATAATTCGCAACCGGGCCTAGTGCTCGAAGGCCCGACCACGTGTGAGATCTTTTGGGGCGGGTTCGTCCTCGCGTCCGAATCCTCCTATGTGCGCTTGTGCCAAATCACGTCGGTTAGCTTCGGCGCGACTACCCCGATCGGAACCTACTACGGGATTAGCCAGGCTTCCAAGCCGTTCATGGGCCCGGCGTATCCGACCCTAGGCGCGATCGATGGCTCCTATCTATGGGTTTCGACCCATAACGCGGACAACGGCAATTCCAAATGGAACTCGCAACGCGCCTACCTTTTGCTGAAATGCCATATGGGGAATTTCTTGCCCCTCCGCCGGCAGATGCATGTGCCGAATGTGGTCGCGGGCGTGGAACAATTCCACCTGTCCGACGTGGTAAACCTCGGGGCGGGGTTTGGTTACTTGACCCCGTTGCGCAACGCGATCCGTTTCGCCAATAGCCTCGTCACGGCGTTTGGTTTCGACACCGTGAGCTTTCGGTCCATCTACGACGGGCCGCGCGCGGCCGCTCGCGACAGCGTGACGGCGGGTCGCGCGTTGCAGTTTTCGGGCGGCTCCCTGTTCGAGCTGAACGGGGACACGGAGGAAACCGGTTTCTCCAACGCGCCCGTAATCCAGTCCATCACGCAGGGCAGCGCGGGCGGGATTGCCCCGGGTGTTTACATCTATCGCGCTGTGTATGAATGGCTGGACGCGCAGGGGCGGCGCCATCGCTCGGCGACTAGCGACCCTTTCACCTACACCGCGGCAGCGAACGCGGTCGCTAACGTGACCGTGAAACTACTGGTCGCGGACGCGCACTCTCAAACCGCTTTCGGCGGCATTCCGAGCCGCGGCAGGGTGACGATCCACATCTATCGATCGCTGGCGGGGCAAGCCACGTTGCACCGTGTAACCCCGAACGTGGGCGCGCCTAACGCGCT